TTTCAGATGAAGGTGTCCGACGGCCTCTGGCTCATGAATAAGGCCGCGCTCCTGCAGCTCGAACACTTCAACAAATCCAACGCTCTCTCCTGGGCGCTGACGATGGGGCTCTTCGCGACTCCGGTAATCTACTCGGACAAGCAATGGAACCAGATAGTCGGCGAATCCTATTACATCCAACTGGGCCAGTCGGACCGGTTCGGATGGACGGAGCCGGAGGGCAAGGTTTATCAGATAGCAGCCGACAACCTGGTCCGGTTAAAGGACGAAATATATCGGGTGTGCTATCTGATGAACCAGGCCGGAACCCCCAGCGCCGGCGACCTGCGCCTCTCCGGGATCAGTAAACAAAGGGATTTCAGCGTCACCCAGGAAGTCCTGCGCGCCTATGGCGATGTCGTGAAAGACGCCATGCGGCAGGTGTTGCGGGCCATCGCCGCCGCCCGGCAGGACGGAATCTCGATCGAAGTATCCGGACTCGACGAGTTCGACATCGACGATTTCGGCAGTGAGCTCGACGACGCCAAGAAGCTGTTGGATCTGGGGATCGGCTCCGAGACCTTGAAGAAGCAAGTCTTCAAGAACCTGGCATTCAAGTACCTCGCCGACGCGCGCCAGGAAATCAAAAACCAGGTCGCTCAAGAAATCGACGGATGAAAAAGGGGGTTGGGGATAGGGGTTAGGGGTCGGGGCTGTGTGTTGCCCCAACCCCCAACCCCCCACCCCCCAACTCCCGCATTTAGGAGGCCTATGGAAGGTATCGACGTACAAGCACTCGTGAAACAGGCGATCCAGGAATACTCCAGCGCCGAACAGGCCAAAAGCGAGCCGGCTTACAAGGCCGAGCTCGTCGAGGAACGCAAGCGCCGGGAACAACTGGAACGCAGGCTCAACGAGCTCGTGGAAGAAAACAAGCGCACCCGCCAGATGGCGGCCGAGGCGGAGCGCAGCTCGGCGGTTAGAGCCGAGCTGCAGCGTCTCGGCGTGGCCAAAATCGACCTGGCGTTCAAAGCGGTGCAGGACGGTATCACGCGCACCGAGGACGGACGGCTGGTGGCTCGCGGCGATTCGGGTGAGATCCCCGTCAAGGACTATCTCACCTCTTTCGTCAGCGAAAACCCGGAGTTTCTGCCGGCCCGTATTGCAGGGGGAACCGGGATGACGGTCACCCTGAAGGCCCCGTCTGGCGGCCGGGAAACCGTGAGTATCGAACAGATCCGCCCGGGTATGAGCGCGGAAGAGATGCAGCGCGTGCGAGAGGAAATCGTGCGCGTGGCGTCGCAGACCCTTCGGGGAATGTAGGTAACGCCGGCGGTCTTGCCGCCGGCCATGAACAAATCAAAGGAGAAACTAATGGCAGCAATTACCTCAGCAAATGTCGCAAACGCGATTGTCAAACTAGTGGCGGCCGACGCATTGCCGGTGCTGGTCGGGAACCTCATCATGGGGAACCTCGTGAATCGCGACTACGAACCGGTCCTGGCGCATGCCGGCGACACGGTCAACGTGCCGATCCCACCCATCATGGTGGCCAACAACATCCTCGAGGGTGGAACGGTGCAAACGCAGAATCCCAACCTGGGCAACGCCCAAATCGTGCTCAACACGCACGCTGAAGCGACCTTCCAGATTCCGGATGTAACCAAGGTGCTGGCGGTCCCCGACCTGCTCAAGATCTATATGCAGCCGTGCGTGGCCGCCATCGCCGAAAGGGTGGAAAGCGACCTTCTGAACCTCTACGCCGGCTTCACCGCCAACACCCCGGTGGGCACGCCGGGCACGCCCATCACCGAGCCCGTTATCGACTCGGCGGAAACCGCGTTGTTTCTGTCGAAGATTCCGGCCAGCGACCAGAAGTACATCGTTTGCGACGCGGCCACGTATTCCGCCTGGCGCCAGATTCCCCGCTTCAGCGAATTCCAGACCGCGGGCGACGCCGGGGTCAAGGCCCTGATCGAAGGAACCGTCGGCAAGATCAAAGACTTCTTCGTGTTCCGTTCGCAGTTCGTGCCAAAAACCGGATCCAGCCCGGTGAACACCCACAATCTGGCGTTCGCCCGGGATGCCATCGGCCTGGTGATTCGCCGGCTGCCGCAACCCTTGCCGGGGACCGGCGCCATCGCCGAATACGCCGAGCTCGGCAACTTCGGCATGCGCGTGGTGATGAGCTACCAGCCCAATACCCTCGCGCAGCAGTTCACCGTGGACGTGCTCTACGGGTGCGGCATTTTGCGCAACACGTCGGGCGTCCAGATCAACACCTAACCCGTGCTTCGCTCGGGGGCGACCAGTTTCTCGCCCCCGGCAACTTCACCAAGGAGAAATCACATGGATCTCAGACTTTACTATCAGAAAATCCGTGAAACATCGTCGAAAATTACGGAGGCTTTTCCCGTCGTGGTCAGCAAGGAATCCACCGATGGCGGCAAGGATGGAATCCTCAGCGAGGTAACCCGCGCCGTCGCCGCCAGGATGCTCGTCGAAGGATCCGCCCGCCTGGCCACCGCCGGGGAAACCGATGCCTTCCATCAAAAACACACCGAGGCCAGGCGGGCCGCCGAACAGGCTGCGGCCGCGGCCCGAGTGCAGTTGACCGTGCTCACGACGGACGAATTGCACACGCTGAGGGAACTCACGCCCTCGAAAGGCTAGGCAAATACCATGGCCCTGTTCACCGATGGTCCGGTCTCGAGCATCCTCGATCTGAATGCGCGGGACACGCAATTACTCAACGTGGCCAGCACCGAAGGCATCGATGTAACGCAGAAGATCTCTCTGGCGCAGGACGAGCTGGCCCTGGAGCTGACCACCCTGCTCAACCGGTTGACCTACGTCGACCAGGCCTTCTGGCTCGCGCCGCAACCCGATATCTCATGCGTGGTGGTAACCCCGGCCTTGAAACTGTGGCACACGCTGCGCTCCCTGGAACTGGTCTACGCCGACGCCTATAACAACCAGTTGAACGACCGGTACGCGGGCAAACGCGACCAGTTCCATGCCATGGCGGACGCGGCTTACGAGAAGGTGATCCAGATCGGCCTCGGCATCGCCGGCTGCCCGGTGGCGCAACCCGCTATTCCCAACTTAGTGACTGTGCCGGTTCTGCAAGGGGGCGTTCCGCTGGCCGACGGTACTTACTATGTCACCGTATCGTGGATCAACGCGCAGGGTGAGGAAGGAGCCAGCGCCGTGCCGGCGGCCCTGGCGACTTCCGCGTGCACGCTTTCAATCCAGCCCGGAAGCCCTCCACGCTATGCAACCGCGTGGAACGTTTATGTGGGCACGGCTCCAGGGACGATGTCGCTGCAAAACGCATCGCCGCTGGCGCCCGGGCAAACCTGGCTGCAGCCCGGCACATTGGTGACCGGCGGACGCGCGCCTGGCACGGGACAATCTCCCAGCTACATCAAGCCGGTGCCGCGCATGATTCAGAGGGGATGATGACGACCATCGGAAATTCGGCAACCGGCAAGGTGATCCAGATGATCACGGGCTCGGCGGGTGTGAACTCCGGTCTGGCGGCACTGACCGCACCAGGCAGCACGCCGGCCGGTCAATTGGATACGGCGCAAGTGCGCTCGCAGAACGTGGCGGCGGATGTGGCGGAGCGCGCCAACATCGTCCAGTATCCCTTGGTCAACGTGTATTGCGAGAAGATCTCCAACACGCTGATCGAGAAATTCCGGACGTTCTCCGGCACCGTTCAGATGGCCATCGAGCTGCGGCATTCGCAGGACCAGCTCGACGGCTTGCAGGACGCGGTGGAACTCTACGCCGATGCGGTGACGCAATCATTGAACTCGGGCCGCGGGGACTTGGGCGACGGCATGTTTTATGGCGGCGCGTATAACGTCTCGTTCGGGCCCATCAAAAAAGGTGGAAAGAACTTTATCCAGGTGGCCAAGGTCACCTTCGAAATTGGAGTGAGCAGGAGTTAGCTATGGCGTACATTTCCTCTAACGAAAATCGATTCTACACGGCGCTGGAGACAGCCTATGGCACGGTCGGGGCGGTCACCGCGGGCAACCGCATCCCCGCCCTCAAGCTGACGGTGCAACAGCAGCTCGATCTGAAGGACCGCAAAGACAAAACAGGCAGCCGGACGTTTGCCGGTCTGCCGGCCGGCGGCCGGAAGCGCACGAATTTTGAGCTGCACACCTACCTGACCAGTTGGCAGAAATCGCCCACCAGCAGTCCAGCATACGGTCCCATGTTCCAGGCGGCGCTGGGCGGAGCGCCCTTGAATTTCGCCGGCGGGACCGTGGCGTCCACCACCGGCGTCGGCCGGCTCGGGTTCGCCGCGGCGCACGGCCTCGCCGCGGGGCAGGCGGTCTTCTCCGGCGGCGAAATCCGTTTCGTCTCGGCCATCGTCGATCCCAATACGGTGCAGTTGAACGCGCCGTTTACGATTCCGCCGGCCACCGGCGCCCAGGTGGCCGCCGCCGTCACTTACGTCCCCTCGACGGTGCTGCCGAGCGCCCCCATCTCCGCTTTCTGGGGCC